GCCGTGCGCTGCGAGAGCGCTGGGATTCAGAAAAGGGCTTACAGGTGAAACATGGCGAAGATTGAGATCAAGAAGGGTGACGGGGATGACCCGAGCGAGTTGGCGAAAGCCATCTGCGCCATCGGGAAGTTTCCATTTTCCGCAACCATCACCCACAAGGCGTTCAAGCCGTTGCTGGTGCCGTCTACAGGCCTGAATGACGTCATCGAGCCGGGCTCGGATGGCGCGTCGTTCAAGGTCAAAAGCTTTGAGCAGGCTTGGGTGCTGGTCACCGATAGCGCGGCATTGGCGGCTCGCTACGACAGCGACGAGGAAGGCTTTGTGGTTATCGAAGTCCCGGACGTCGAGAAAGAAAAGGCATCGCCACGTAAAGCCGCCGACAAGGCTGCTGGCGTAACAACTGAGGGGGCTGCAAATGAATAACATGTCCCGCGCCATCAACAAGCGCTCCGGCGTTCAGCAGAACTACATCGCGGACAAGTCCGAGATCGGTTCTGTCGCATCGGATTACAACGGCGGTTTCATCGGTCGTTTCACCCGTGGCCGTGTCGACAAAGTTTTTGCTGTCTCGGCTGAGCGCATTGACCGCAAGTTGGGTGCTGCAGTGAGTCTGACCATCTCGGCACTGGGCGAAGCGCAGATCCAGATTTCCGAGGCGTTTCGCACCGGCATGCAACAGGCAATCGTTTCTCGCCTGATCGCGACCGACGCTGTGAACAAGCTGCTGATCGCGACCGCGGCTGTTCCCCCGGAAGGCGGTGGCGCGGTACCGGTAGTGTGGAGCACCGGGCTTGAAAGCGAAGGCCTGCCGGAAGGCGCCCTGATCGCGTTCAAGCACCTTGAATGCTTCAACGATGGGTTGGTGTGCGAAATCAACGCGCAAGCGGCTGAGGACGCGCAGGGCAAGGCTGTGCCGTCGAAGATCATCACTGTGCAGTTCGTGGATCCGGCGAGCGATAAAACCATCATCGGGCCATTCACCGGTTCCCTGGATCCGCGTGCCATCGACGAGTTTGGCAACAGCAACTACATCGTCGACGTCATCGACAAGGGCACCGACGATCTGGACGTGATCGAGGTCGCGGCAGATGCGTCGGTACCGGTGACCTGTGGCTTCTACGGCAAAGCCAACAATCAGGACAAGTTTGCATCGGCGAAGCTGAACTACTTCACCGAAGGCCGAACCGTCTACACCGCGGCGGAAATGGCTGCCGGTGCTGATCGCCTGCGCCGCTCCAAGCCGAACTTCACTTACCTGAACGCGGGCGGTACCGAGAATGTTGCGCTGCTGGCGCTGATGGCCGACCTGGGCAAAGAGCTGAACAAGCAATTCCCGTTCGACGTGCCTGGGCGTCTGTCGCCGGAGGCTGCGGTGGCGTTTGTGCAGTCGATTGGTGCCAGCGTCAAAACCCTGTACGCCCAGGCGTTTTGGGCACCGCTCAAGCGCGACAACCCGATTGCCGGTGGCAAAGCGTTCTTCGGTACGTCCGGCCAGCAGATCGGCCTGCGCTGCGCGCGTAACGCTCAAGTGAACTCCAAGGGCATCGCGCCACGTAACCGTGTGATCGCGGGCGCTGACTACGGCCTGAGCGGTACCAACATCACGCAAATGTACGAAGTGAACGAGGTGGATGATCTGGAGCTGCTGGCTGCCAACCAGATCAACCCGTGCATCTTCAAAGACTATCCAGAGAGCGGTAGCAAATACGCCTGGCTCGACTCCTTGACCGGTGCGCAAACCACTGGTGCCAGCAAGTTGATCGCCGTGGCCGAAATGGCGACTTTCCTCGACGACAAGGTGGCGGCCTACGGTCAGGAAACGCTGCAAAAGCCAATGAACGAGGCCATCACCATGATGACTCGCTTCATGGGTAAAAGGTTGCTCCCAGCCTGTGAGTCGGCGGGCTGGTTCAACGGTACCGCGGAATTGAACGGCGCGGCCTGGCGAACTCAGTCGAAGCCGGACGAATCGGCGCCTTACGACATCATGTCGGTGATGTACGACGTCTGCTACCAGGGGACGAACCGTATCACCAAAGCTCAACAAACCATCGTTCGCCAGTCTTAAGGGGGCTTACATGAATCTGCTCAGTGACATCTTGAAAAATTCGACTGCCGTGGCGGAAGCGGTGCATAAGGCCGCTGCCGGTCAGGGCAACAACGACAACGCCAACATGCTCGACAACGCGAACAACGCGAACAACGACGACGAAGTACCGGACGTTGTTTACACCGAAGACATGCGCCTGGACGCTACGCGTGTGATTGCCGAGTGGGCGCAGACCGATGACCTCGGAGAAGGTGAGGGCTACGGTGATCGACTGCTGGCGCTGATCGTCGGTACCGCCGCGCACAGCGACACTGACCTGACCGAAGACGAAGTGGAATACGCGGGCATGGTCGCCGAGGTGGTGGGCGACTATCTGGAAGAGAAGGGCATTCCAGAAGACGACATTGACGCGCTGATCGGCGATGCCACTTTCGACAACGACGTTGCCGAGCGTGTGCATGAAGCGTTGCTGGACAAGCTGCCGGATGGTGAAGACGCCATGCTGGACGACTCGATGCGCTTTGTTGACGGCGATGAAACCGACGACAAGATGCTGGACGCGACCTACCGCAAAAAAGTAGTGGTGCGCGGTGGCAAGAAGATCCGCATCAACAAGCGCATCGCGGGCACCATTCGCCTCAACGCGGCGCAGAGGGCGGCGGTTCGCAAGATGCAGCGCAAGGCCTTCAGTGGCGCGGCGAAGATCAAGCGTGCCAAGTCCATGCGTCTACGCCGGAAAATGGGCCTGTAACCCATGGAGTTCAGCATCGACAAGGGCGCGGCTTATGTGTCCAGCTCCCTCAAGGGTGTCACCGGCACCCTGGCAGGGAGCACGTCGAATAAGCTGCTGGGTTCGGCTGCAAACGCCGCTGGGCGAGCGGGTGAGGGGCTTATCACTGGTGTGGCCAAGCAAGCGGAAAACTCGCTTGCAGGGTTCGTCGGCGGTAAAGAAAACCTGAACCTGCTCAAAAGCGGCGCCCAGTCGGTCACCGGTACCGTCTCGGCATTGTGGAATGGGGAAACCACCTTTTCCGAAGTCGGCGAGAAAATCAGCGGTTCCGTGGATGCGATGCTTGACGGCGACAAAGCCGGGATCGCGTTCGGTGGCGCGGTCAACTCGCTGTTGGGCATGAAAATGTCCAACAACGACCTGGGCAGCGACTGGGGAAGCATGTCGCCACTGCTGATGGCGCGCATTTTTGTTTGCGACTCCAAAGGCGTGGCCGACATCAAGGAATACGAAGGCGTGTTCGGCCCCATGGAAGAGGGTTCGTTTGAAGCGACCTTCAACTGGCAAAGCCCGTTCGAAAACATGGGGCCGGAAACCAAAGCCCCCGCGCTGACCGCGATGATTCAAAGTGGCTCGTTGGTACCGGTGCTGAACGCTCTGCAGGCTGTAAACCCTGACCCGAATGGCAAAATCGGCAGCATGATTGATGCCGGTGCCGACAAGCTCAAGGCCGCGGTGAAAGAGCTGGAAGGCCGCACCGGCATGACCAAACTGAATTCCCGCCAGGTGTTCAGCGGTGCCCCACCGACGCGCATCAACTTCAGTATGGAGTTTCGCGCGACCACGGACGCCGCCGCGCAGGTGATGGCTCCGCTGCAGCGCCTGCTGGAATGGGTTTTCCCGCAGGAACTGGCTGAAGAGGGGATCTTGTCTGAGGTGCTGCAGACCGCGCGCGACGTCGACAGCTTTATCAAGGCGTTGTTTCCGTCGTTCGCCCCGAAGCTGCTCGGGCTGACCTACGCCGCGCAGACCTATTCACCGATGGTGGTGGAGTCGATCAGCTATCCGCTGCATGGCCCGAAGGACGAAAGAGGGAATTTCCTCCACCTGACGGTGCAAGTCAGTATGGCCACGCTCACGGCGCTGGATCGCCCGGACATCAAGCGATTCTTTGCCCGGTAACGCTGCGCGAAACCATGCAAACCCCGCCACTGAGCGGGGTTTTTTATGCCCGATGATTTGCCCTGAATACACACACTCAGGGTGTCCAGATGACAGTCAATTCCCATCAGGTGCTTTCTCAGACCTTTCAAAACACGCTAGACCTGGGGCGCAAAGCTTCGACCGCGGACGCGGTGCTGGTCATTCATGGTCACGAGAAGATCCAGCTGCTGTGCAAGCAGTTCCCGTGGCCGGTGGCGACGGTCAAGGATGCCATGGAGTTTTTCGGCCCCAATGGGCAGGCGATGGCTCAGCCGCAGAACAACAAAACGAAGTTCGAAGGCCCGATTGCGCTGTACGAAGTGCAACCCGGCACCGTCGGCCAAGAGCTGGTCAAGATGATCGAGAACGGCGGCGTTTTCGAAGCAACAGCCTACGCCGGTCGCCCGGAAGACAACGCCTACAGCCACGACATCAAGGGCGCCTTTATGGTGATGGATACCCCGGATCGCGACTGGGAGAACGACACGGCGCTGTTGCTGGCGGGCACGCTGCACTTCCACTGGTTCGCCAACCAGTAAGGGGCTGGCATGAAGATCCGCCAACTGACCGCGCAGCACATGGCTGAACTGCCGATTGGCTGCGTTCTTACCTCGGAACAGGTGGAGCGCAGCCTGCGGGATGCCGCGCGGCAGTATTGCGGCTATGCCGATCTGGACAGCGGCGAAGAAGTGGACGCCTCGGCGCTGGTCGGAGACAACCCGGCGCAAGACGTGGACTTGAACACCAGCGAACTGTCGGTGATTCGCCCGTTGTGGCTGCTGTATCTGGAGAAAGAAAACAGCATGGCGCTGGAGGCATCCCGCACCCAAGGCGCGGAGCTGTTCGGGCGGGCGGTCGCTGAAGTGCAGATGTCGATTCAAGACTACGAACTGCGCCTGCCTCAGCTCTGTTTCTGTGAAGACTGGATAACCGTCTGATGGCCAGCATTTTCGAACGCCTCGGCAATCAGGCGATGAACAAGGCAATTGGCGCGATCAGCGCTTCCGCGCCGGTCGTCAAATTCACAAAGGTTGCTGGGAACCTGCTTAACGGCAACCTCTCGGCGGCCGCCAACGGCCTGATGGACAACTTCCTCGGGCCGACCAGCTCCTACGGCAGCGGCAACGTCGCGCTGGCGGGCACGTCTTGGGCGACCTTGTACGCAATGTACGAGGAATCCATGGGCGTGCTGCGCGAGCGTTCGAACCTGTGGCATGTGCTGGTGGAGCCGATCGGCAAAGTCAGCGCGCCGCGGGTGAATTTGCTGGCGACAGAGTTCAGCTACAACGGCGTGCAGCTTGGGTACGAAAGCAAAAAAATCGGTTCCGGGTTCGTTCAG